CGGTCGTGCCGTTGGGCTGGGTGGCGATGGGTGCGCCCGACGCGCTGATTCGCTCGGGGTAGGTTGTGAAGAGTGCCGCGCCGTCGTCGTCCGATTTGAGGGCGGCGGCAATCACCGTTTCGCGGCTTTCGGCGCGGAGTCTGCCAGCCGAAATAAGGGCGTCGACTTTGCCCTCGATTCCAGCCCTGCGCGCGGCGGCTGCCGTCTTGCGGGCTGCCTCGGCGGCGTCCTGTGCGTCCTTTTCCTTTTGCTCGAGCTCGGCGATTTTAGCCTTGAGGCTCTCGTTTTCCTTTTTGAGGTTTTCGGTTTCGTTGTTTTGGGGTGCGGGCGGGTTGTCGCCGTTGCCCCCGTTTGCGGGCTTGTTGTCCGCGTTGTCGTTGTTGTCTGCCATAGGTTGTCCTTTGTTTTGTGTTGCTGAAATTTTTTCAATCGTCTGGAACGCGGGGACGTTGCAAAGCGCGCCGATTGCGCCGGGGAAGCTCACGCCCGTAGGCTTGCCGTCCTTGTCGATAAGAAATTGCGGCGAAAAATAGTTGTACTCGCGGCACTCGACCGCCGAACGCCCCGCGGGAGTCCACTCGAGCTCAAGCCGCAAGCCGTCTTTCCAAAAAAACCTGCGCGGGTACGCCGCCGCGCGCTTGCCCTCGTGGTCGAAGTCCAAAAACGGCTTCGACGCCTCGCCCGCGTCGAACTGCGCAAAAGCGTCGTCAAGGCTCTTTTGCATAATCTCGGCGACGGAGGAGTCTATCTTGACTGTAAGCTCCTGCGGTTTGCCGTTGACGGAGCATTGGATAGTATGCTCGCCCTCGGGAAAATATTCGATGTCGCGCGGGGCTTCTTTGTAGTCCCAGCAAGCCGCCGCCAGTTTTGCCTTGATTAGTATGTTTTTCATTGTTTCCTAAAAATCTTTTAAAAATCCCTTGACTTTCCGAAAAAGTTTTCCGATAAAAGAAAATGACAGTTGAAGTTTGCGACTCTGCTTACACTTCAAGACTGCGACCGATTGGGAGAGTCCCCCTTTCTTACGTCGTCTAGAAGAGTCCCTCCGAAAGGAGGGGCTCCCTTTTTTATATATTTTCTTCTCCATTTTTTATTTTCTTAAATCTGTTGCGTTTTATCGGGTGCCAAGAATATATTTCGCCCGAGTCATTGCGTCGGGCGACATAGAAAAATTCATTCCCGAATTGTTGTATAAAATCCGTTTGAGGGTATCCTTTGCTTGATTTTGATTCCCTAAAAAACCCGTGTTTGATTGTTTTTATTGCAAGGTTGATTTGTCTTAATCTCGCATTCGCGTCTTGCGGCAAATGAAGCTTATTGTGTTTTAGGCTGAATTTCCCAAAAAAAGCTTTCTTGCCGTCGGCGGCTTTGATTTTTTCTCCGCGTCGGATTATCTTTTTCGCCTCCTGTACAGAAATTGAATTGTGTTTTAGTATAAACGCTTTCTTTCGGGTTTTCGGATTCGGGCTTTTTTTCTTTTTACCCGTGCCGTCCGAGCCTCCGAATTGCCCGTTGGGGCGGCGGAGTTGTTTGCCCGAAATTAGGGACGCCGTAGTTTGCGGGATTTCCGTGTTGCCTTTTCCGCCCGCAAAAACGGCGCTTTTTAAATTGATTGAAAGAGCTTCGGCGGGTATCGACAGACGGGCGCATTCATCGAGCATATAGCGGACTTCCTCCGCCTTTTGTGTGATTTCGCGGCGGTAGTCCTTGCCGCGCGCCGAGTAGTGTTCTTCAAGCGTCATCAGCCCGTTTTTCACGTCCTCGCGCTCGTTCTGCGCTTCGCGCCCCGCGTCTACCGTGATTTTCGGGGGACGACGCCATTTTGTCTTGTGCCAGTCGGGCACGGCGGGGATTTTCCCGCGAATGATACCGTCTTCGATGACGTATTCGTAAATGAGTTGGAAAGAGTCGATATAGGAGTTTTGCCAGCCCTCGACTATGCGTTGGGCGGTGGCGAGGCAGGCGCGCGTATCGACGCCGCCGCGCTTTTGCCCCAAGACAATCGAGGGAGTGAGTCCGACGCTAAGGCAAGTTGCGTCTACCAAAAACGAGATAAACCCCTGCCAAGCGGGACCGGGGCGGTCGTTGTTTTTGAGTTCGAGCGTTTCGTTTTTGCGGGTGGTGAAAATCATCGAGCCCTCGATTTGCTCGCTGTAGTATTTGGCAAGCTCCGCGTCGCCGATATTGCTTTGGACGGCGTTTTCGATTTGCTCGCCGAACGGGCGCATCGGCGGCGTCTGGAATTCGTCGTCGCCCTCTTTGGACGCGACGCCGACGATGGAGGAGTTGTGTTTTACCGCCTGTTTTTCCAGCGCCAGAATGTCGTCGATGTCGTGGATTGTGCGGATTGCCGCGTGTGCAATCGGAACGCCTCTGTATTGGTTCGGGCGCTTGTCGTACGAAAAGCGGACAAGGTATTGGGCGGGAATTTTGACGGGCGTGCAAATGTCGTCGTCGGTTGGGTGGTACTCGTAAAAAATCGGGCGTCCGTATTTGTCGAGGACAACGCCCTCGGGTTTGTCGAGGTCGGCGGTCAAGCCGTCCGTGATTCGGTAGCCCTCGATAATCTGGATTTTCGGGTTGTGCGCCTCGTCGTAGGTTTTGTAGACAAAAACGTCCCCGTCCATAAAGGCGGAGCGGATTATTATTGACTGCAAATTCAGAAAGTTTTTGTCGGACGCGAATTCGGGAAGTTCGCAAAATTCGCGCCAGTATTCCGCCGCCGCCGCGTTGAAGTCGGAGCTCGAGGAATCGGGGACGACGTGCAAGCCGCCGCCGATTACATAGCTTGTCATACGCTCGATGAGCGTGCAAAAAAGAGCCTCGTTTTCGTAGAAATAGCGCGACTTGGAAATGAGTTTGCGGCGCGTGAGGGGCGTGAGGTCGCGCGTCGGGGATTGGACGGGCGAAAAGATTACGCTGCGCGCGGAAGTATCGAGGGCGGCTTCGTAGCGTGCCGCCGCGCGCGGAAATACCGCCGAGAATGCGGCGCGGAAAAGTCGCGGGAGGTTCATTTTACGAGGCCGCTCCAATCGGCTTTTATGCGGCGCAAGCCGCCCCGCGAGAGGTAGTCGAGCATTGCGCGGAAAATAAATTCTTCGAGCGCGGATTCTTCAAGGGAAGAGTCGGCGGAGGCTTCGAAGTATTCGTAGATTTCCAACAGTTCCTCCGCAAGTTCCGCGCGGGCGGACGGCGGGATTATCCCGCTTGCCGCGTTTACGGCGCATGAAACGCGCGCTTGCGCCGTTTGCCGCCGTACCCGCCAAAACTGTCGAGCTGGTCGAGGATTCGACCGCCTCCGCCCCAGCCGTTTCGAGCGCCGTTTTTAAAGCGACGCCCGCCGCCTTTGCGCCCGAATAAATGCGGCGCAGGTAGATTTTTTTAAAAAGGTTGGGGACAGGTGCTGACATCGCCCCGCATATTATCATATTTTAGAGAGGGGGCGAAACGAACTTTGGGAACTTTGGAATAATTGGACTCTTTGGATTAAAAATTTTTCGGGAATCGGGGGTTGACAGCTGTGCGCCAATGGCGTAATTTTTTGGGAGAAAATGAAAATAATAAGAACCAAACCCTATTTGAAGGCAGTCAAAAGAATTGGGATTACCAATGAAACCGAAGCAAAACTTTTCAGCGAATTAATCGACAACCCTGAAAAAGGCGATTTAATTACGGGAAGCGGTGGAGTTAGGAAAATCCGAATACAACTGGGAAACAGGGGAAAAAGCAAAGGGGCA